TGTATGCGCGTAGATTTGCATTTATTTGAGGTTATGCCGACCTTGTAGACTGGCAGGCCTTCATGCTCGATGCCGACAAGCTGCCACAGGTAGATAATGTCGTTGTCGCAGACCCTGGGGGTACGAAGCAGCCCCTTTGAAGCCCTGAGAAGCAAGTATTCTCTGCGATTCATACATAGCCTGTATGCGTGGTTTGCAAGACCATACACCAATTTTTACCTGTGTGCAATAAAAAACCCCACCGAAGTGGGGTTGACAGGTCATTGCGACTTGTCGTAGTCTGTAAATGCGAATAAACAAACTTGGGCAAGTATCTGCATTATCCCCTGGTTTGTCAAGTTGCCGTCACGACCCACGATAGTCACGCTGTCAGAGATGCAGGCAGGTCAAGAAAGTCTTACTGAAGTAGTCGCGCTATGATGCCGGTGCGAATTAAAACACAGTTAGTGGTGATGCAAAGTACAGGACGACCATCCTGCGGAAGATACCCATCCGAGAACGGTTTGTGACAATCACTACTTCAGTACTACCATGAAACCACCAAAGGAAATGCCCGTATCACCCAAAGGCATCATAGACCCCTTATTGTCTAAAGTTTATGGATTAGCCTAATTACATAAATAATCTACGCAAAAAAAGATTTTCATAAACCGCTTGACAGCAATTTTGTTTAGTGTATAAATATCAATACACCCTTAACAGGACATACCAATGAATGACTTTGAATTAGAACCTGCAACCGAAAACGCATTTGATAAGTGGTACGCAATCTATCCGAAGAAGCAGGCCAGGGCTACGGCTGAGAAGGCTTGGCAGAAGCTAAAGCTAGACAGGCTCTCCACCACCATCAATGTACGCACACAGGCCTTTGTGGATGCCTATACCGCCCAGGGCAAACTGGACTACCTGCCGATGCCTGCAACCTTCCTGAATCAGCGCAGGTGGGAAGATGAGCTTGCCAAGCCGAAGCCCGTCTACAATTCTGCACCTGTCGAGCAGCACCGCAACCCTGCCATTAGGCTCTATAATGGTCGGGAATCTGCGCGGTCTAGTGACCGTGAATCTGTTGAGGACAACTGCAAGGCCTTCAATAAGCAGATGGAACATTATGGTGAACCCTTCCGTGACTATAACTACTGATGAACAAGACACAAAAGTTTGATATTGCCGACATGGAACGCTATCACCAAAACAAGGTAAAGATGTCAGAAGGTAAAAACTACGATTGGGATTTGACCATCAAGTCCCAGGATGTAAAACGACCCTTCGCATCTTGTTTAACCTTTGGCAAGACAGGCGAGAGCCTGGTAGCCGACCTGGTGTCAGAACATTCCAATGTCACGGTAGAGGTAAAGACCGACACGGTTTCAGACCGCACAGGAAACATCTACATCGAGTATCAATGCCGTGGACAGCCATCGGGCATAGCCAAGACCAAAGCCGACTGGTACGCATACATCACCCCTTCATTTGTCCTGATGCTGCCGACTGAACCGCTTAAAGACTGGCTACGGGCTAAGATGCGCGAGGGCAAATACAAGCCCAAGAATGGGGGCGACTACAATAAATCCGTAGGCCTGCTAGTCCCTATCAATGACTTGGTCAGCTCAGGGCTTCTGTCAGATTTTTACGAAAAAGGCAAAAAAACGCTTGACAAGTAGATTTACATAACTTAGTCTATACATACCACAACAGGAGTAATACCATGCAATATCCAATCATCACTCAGGATGACCGACCCTTATCCAATGCTGACCGCAAAGCTATCTACGGCTTTCTGTCGGCTTATGTCCAGGAAAACCAGGCAAAGTCTTATGCCATGAACGAAACGGGCTTTACCGATAAGGAAATGTCCGAAGCATTTAATTTCAAATACGGTTTGGAGAAATAATATGAGCTACCCATCACTTTCAGGGGTAGTCACCCCTAACCTTATTGAATCCATCGGCACAGGCAAGTATGCAGCATCCTATGTCAACTGGTCGCGTACCATGCAACTACTTCGGGACAATGCTTCGGGTTGGCTTCCGTTCTCCGTTCCGGCTTCCGATGGTGGTGTCGTACACCGCGCCCCTGTTGGTGGTTATCTGCTGATTGGTTTCCGCAATGCAGACGGTTCTGAAACACCGCCTGTCCCACAGGCCATCATGGACAACCGCAACAACGCTATCCCATTTGATGCCATCACAGCCCGTGACATTACCGACACGCACCGCCGTGGTATCTGCCTTGCTGCTGCTCTGACCTTTGGCTTGGCTTATGAGCTGTGGGCAAAGGTGGATGTCGAGAACCCGTATAAGCGCACCGATGCCAGTAAAGAGGATATTGTTGAGCAGCTTGCCAATCTCAAAAGTCCGCAGGCTGTCCGTGACCTATACAAGACCCTGCCTGCCAATTTGAAAGAAGCCCTGACCGAAGTGTTCAAGTCACGGGTTGCACAATTAGAACACGCTAACAAGGAATAATTATGAATAACTTTAGTGCGATTGGTCGGGTTGGTACTCAGCCTGAACTTAAACAGACTGCCAAAGGCGATGATGTTGCATCGTTCTCTGTTGCCGTTGATTCCGGTTATGGCGACAAAAAGGTTACTACTTGGTTTCGGGTTGGCCTGTTTGGTAAGAAAACCGGCATTGTCCCGTACATCAACAAGGGCGACAAAATTGCCGTGACTGGCGAGATTGTGAACCGCGAATACACCGCAAAAGACGGTACTAAACAGCAGAGCCTGGAAATCAACAACGCTAACATTACCCTGATTGGCTCTAAGCAGGCTTCCGACAAGCCGGTTGCAGCTTCCAATTCCATTGACCCCTTTGAAGATGAGATGCCGTTCTAATGGACAAAGTAAACAAGGTTCACTTTTACCTGACCATGACCTGTGACGAAATCGAGCAGCTTCGCCGGATTGGTGGTGGTTCTATCACCGCCGGTCTTTGCAACCTGGTACAGGAAGATGTCAGCAGCTTTACCCTAGACAAGCTCTACACCCACCGCACATCGGTTCGGATGCTTCCTGATGACCTTCAGACCTTCAAGGATATCGGTGGCGGTAATGTGACTAAGGGTATTCGCCGTGCGCTTCATGTCAATATGTCGCGCGAAAATCTCATTCAATAAGGATATTTATGCCGTTAGACCCCAACAGGAAAAACTACCTGACCGCCAGTAATGTCGGCGCAATCTTAGGGCAGGGCAAGTATAAGACCCCGAAGTCTGTCTTGAACGATATGGTCAAGGCCTATAACGGAACATTGGTCTACAAGGACAATCCGGCTATGGCGCATGGCCGGAACAGCGAGTATAAGGGTGTCGACTACGCTTCCGAGTTTATGACCTTTATCGGAACGGGCGATGACCAGGTGTTTGTCACCAAAGACTTCTTGGGCGCAACACCTGACGGCCTGAGTAAAGACGGCACAACCGTACTGGAAATCAAAGCCCCTTACAGCCAGGACTATTCTGCCCACAACTACGAGCTGTATATGCCGGAATACTACGCACAGATGCAGGTGCAGATGTATGTGACTGGCGCGACCAGGGCATTGTTTGTGGTGGTTCAGTCTGACGGTGATATTAGTCACACCTTTGTGCCTTACAACAAGGCATGGATGGATGAAAACTACCCGAAGCTGCAGGCATTTTGGGCTGAGTTTCAGAGGGCAATCGTTGGTGGCAATCCTGACGATAGGAAACTAGCAGAACGGCTTGCTACAATTCAAAAGCAAATAGCAGAGCTTGAGGCCGAATATGAGCAGGTTAAGGAAAAACTTGTCGCCAACAATCCTACTGGCGGTCATTTTGGTGATGTCGTTGTATCTGTTATTGAGAAAAAGGGTTCGGTAGATTACCGCCGAATTGTTAAGGAAGTAGCCCCTGACACCGACCTGGAATCCTATCGCGGTAAAGGAAGCTCTTACATCAAGGTGACGGTCAATGAATAAGCTACTACTTGCCGTCATTCTTAGTTTAGCCCCATTCGCATCCTTCGCAAATTATGAGGGCTGTCAGACCTTAGCTGCTATTGCAGGGGCAGGCGCATTGGCTCGTGATACACAAACCCCACAATCACAGCATTTTGTTGATATTTTGAATTGGATTAAAGAGCTTAAAGTTAATCTGACAAATGAGCAGCGCGAGTATGTGATTGGCCTGGCTATGGTCGCCTACCAAGTGCCTGAGCTTACACGGGCTGATATTGAGCGCGAAGTCTATGTAACCTGTTTGAGTGACCAATGACAAAGGCAACTGCCTGCGAAATAATTACCTGTGGGTTTATAGCAGCCCTGTTCTATGACCATAAACGGCATCGGTGTGTGGAGATATATGAATATAATCAAAAGTTCTATGTCGTTTCCACGGGCATTGTTGTCCCATTTGACAGCCTTGAGAAGGCTTCTAAGTATGGAGAATCCCTTGCAGAAGAACCCTGAAAAAACACAAGCCTGGTACAAGCAATTAGAGAAGATTGCAACCGACCTACTGGCAGAGCAAGAGAATCCCTTGACCGCCAAGCTAGAGATTGAAAAACACTTCATCAAACTACGCAAACATCTGAGGAACGAAAAATGAGCAAATATGAAGGTGAGCATGAGATTGACCTGGATGACCTGTCCAAGCTGCCGATAGATGTCTTGGTGTTCTTTATTGCCGAGTTTGTCCTAGAGCTTGAGAAGCGGTACTCAGCCAAAGAATCAAGGGGCATTAACTAAATGTCTATCGAACAGGATGCCAAACGCTACCAACACCTTTGCAACGCAATCACCCTGCCTGCGGAGTTCTTCTACCTTTTGACGCTAGGTGCATCAAAGGAAATCCTTGACCCCGTAATCGACAAGGACATGGCAGGCAACTACATCGAGAGCCTTAACTAATGATTATCTGCCGGACATCTGACAGCCCACAGGACATAGACCGTCTTGTTAACATCCTGAAGGATGAGATTAAGGACAGGCTTGCCAACGGTCAGGACATCCATTGTAAGGTTGCCAACTACATCCCCAAGCGGTCACTTGAGCAGAATGACAAGATGTGGACTCTGATTCACTACTTTAGCCAAAAGCTGCAAGTCCTGGTCAATGGCGAACATTCTCTGCTCAGTCCCGAAGATATGAAGGACTACATGACAGCCCAGTTCTTGCTTGAGAAGTCCCTAGAGAGCAATGCGTCACCGAGGTTTGCTCAGACCAAGACAGGCCATTTTGTGCTACTGGGTTGCCGGACTAGCCGATTCACCATGAAGCTGATGGGCGAGTTCATTGAGTTCTTGGAATACATGAAAGCAGAACACGAAGGGAATATGTAAGGAATGACACTTAAGCAGATTCAGAAAGACATTAACAGCGCAGCACAGAAGATTATTGGGAAGTATTGCCATTCATGCCATCGCTCACGGCCTTTGGCTGAGTTTGATATAATCAAGGGTAAGTCCATCACCCGATGCCGAGATTGTGTAGTTAAATACACAAGAAAATAATGAAGATTCCAGTCAGGTTCAATCTAGGCTCTCACACAGTCACGGTACAGGCTAATGTCCCGTTGAAAGAGGCATGGGGCGAATGGAACAACGAGCGCAAGGCTATCAGACTGCGTAAACCATCGAAGAACAACCCAGATAGCTTCTACTATCAGACCTTTGTGCATGAGCTTGTTCACGCTGTCCTGGACACTATGGGGCGCGAGGAATTGAGCCGAGATGAATCGTTTGTTGATGGCCTAAGTGAAATGCTGACCCAGGTTATCCTGACAGCAGAATATCCTGATGGCTAAGTCAGTCAGTTTTAGCCTAGAATTGACCCCACCCACGATTAACCATTACTGGAATCACAAGGGGGCTAGGCGATTCATGTCCGACAGGGCAATCGAGTTCAGGCGCATAATCAAGGACAAGTGCCTAGATGAACGGCTTGAGGGCTTTCTAGCCATCCGTATTGAGTATTATCCACCCGACAAGCGCAAACGGGACATAGACAATATCCTGAAGCCCATACTGGATGCGCTGCAACACGCACAGCTCTTTGCTGACGATTATCAAATCCAAAAAATAACCGCCCTTAGAAAGACAAAGATTGTCGAGGGCGGTCTAGTATTGATTAAGGTGTCTGAGTACGAGGATTAGTCAACCGTTTCCGTTTGGCGGTCAATCGCAGTCACAAGTTCATTCTCAGCCCGTTCAAGCCGAAGCTCTGCTTCACGCAGTTCGCTCAACAGCTCGTTAAATCGTTCTTCGGTCAGGCGGTCATAATGGTATTGGAAGATGCGTTCACACACGGTGTCATACTGCGACCAATCCATCCGTTTCAGGATGTCAGAGGCCTTAAAACCCAAGACAGACGGGTATTCATGGTCAATGATTTCACAGACTTCATCTTCATACTCAGAGTATGAGGGCTTCCAGTTCATTACATTGTCTTTTGCTAGTTCAACCTGCTCTTTTGCCCAGGTCACATCTTGATTCAGTTCTTGAAACGAATACATAACCTTCTCCTGTTGTGTTGATGTAGCCTACATATTGTCCCATAGTCAATATGCCTAGTCAAGCATAATTGTGTGTAAATATAGTCAATACGAATCAACAACTTGCAATGGGTATGTATTGGGGCTATTATTCGGGAATAGCCTGAACAGGCCTACTTTTGAGAGATTTGAGGGCTAAATGTCAAAAGCGATTAGTGGACTCCCGATTGCTGAAACCCTGACAGGCGATGAGCTGCTTCCCGTTGTCCAGGATGGTAATACCGTTCAATCAACCGTTCAGCAGATGGTTGACCTTGTGGGCAACACGACAACCTGGGGCTACATTCAGGGAACGCTGTCAAATCAGACCGACCTGCAATCTGCCCTAAACCTTAAAGTGCCTTATACGGGCGCAACAACCAATGTCAATCTTGGCGAGTATGGACTCACATCAGGGTACTTTCAGGCCGACCTGACCCCATCCAGTTCATCTGCCGTTGGTCGATTGATTTGGAATGACACTTTCGGCACATTCGACATGGGCTTGAAGGGCGGTAATGTTGTTCTTCATCTTGGTCAGAAGCAAGTTACCCAGGTAATCAACAAGACTGGTGCTACCCTTACTGGCTCTGACTATCAGGTCGTGAAGATTGATGGCGCACAGGGTCAACGGCTCAAGGTAGTTTTGGCTCAGGCGAACAATGACGCTAACTCTGCCGACACGATTGGCATGGTCAATGAAACCATTGCCAACAATCAGGAAGGTTTTGTCTGCACAAGCGGAACGATTACTAACCTAAACACCACAGGCTCACTTCAGGGCGAATCGTGGAATGACGGCGATGTGCTGTATCTGTCGGGAACAACCGCAGGCCGAGTTACTAATATCAAGCCTAGCGCACCTACCCATACCGTCATTGTCGGTTTCGTTATCTATGCCCATAACAACCAGGGCAAGATTTATGTCAAGATTGATAACGGCTATGAGCTTGACGAGCTTCACAATGTAAGAATCACATCCCCGTCTAATGGGCAGGTGCTTACCTATAATAGCGGTCTTTGGGAAAATCAGACGAATGGTTCGGGAACGGTAACAAGTGTTGCTGCTTCTGCCGGAACGGGAATCTCCGTATCGGGAAGCCCGATTACATCAAGCGGTACATTGACGATTACCAATACTGCCCCCGACCAGGTGGTGTCTTTGACTGCCGGTAGCAATGTGACCGTTACTGGCACATATCCAAACTTCACTATTGCTGCTACTGGTGGCGGTGGCGGTTCGGGTACGGTAACTGATGTATCTGTGGTATCGGCAAACGGCTTTTCAGGGTCGGTAGCAACTTCAACAACTACTCCTGCAATAACCCTATCGACATCTATCTCAGGCCTGCTGAAAGGCAGTTCAGGCGCATTGGCTGCTGCATCTGCTACGGATGTACCCGACCTTCCGCAGAGTAAGATTACTAACCTTGTAACTGACCTGGCTGCAAAAGCACCATTGGCTTCGCCTACCTTTACTGGAACACCATCTCTGCCGACAGGCACGGTAGGTGTAACGCAGGCAGTAGATACTAATACTACCGCATTGGCTACCACAGCATTTGTTGTCGGTCAGGGATACGCTAAATTAGCATCTCCGGCCTTGACTGGCACACCAACTGCGCCTACTGCATCTGTCGGCACGAATACTACTCAGGTCGCAACTACGGCATTTGTTCAGGCTGAGATTGCTAATGACGCTGTGTTGTTGACTGGCGACCAAACGGTAGCAGGAACAAAGACATTCTCTAGCACGATAAGTGGCTCGATTACTGGTAACGCAGGTACTGTTACCAATGGTGTCTACACTACTGGCGACCAAACTATCGGTGGTACTAAGACATTTTCCAGTACGATTAGTGGCTCTGTTTCAGGCAATGCAGGGACAGTTACGGATGGTGTTTATACCACAGGCGACCAAACCATAGCAGGTGTTAAGACATTTAGTGGCACAAGCACCATTGTTAATGGAAATCTTGGAATTGGTGTTAGCCCTAGTTATAAGTTAGATTTATCAACTGCAGGAACTTCTGTTGCTAGGTTTACTGGCCCTGCTAACGGATTTACTGACTTTACAAACGGAACTGGTACTTTGCGCGTACAGATTCTTAGTAATGTTCCGCATATAGGGTCTTTCACAAACCATAACCTTAATATAATTACTAACAATACAGTTAAGGCAAGAATTGATACAACGGGTAACTTTGGGCTAGGGGTTACCCCTGGTGCTTGGGGCAATGGTGTTAGCGCACAAGGTGATGCGTGGTCTATATCAACCACAAGTGGCTTTGATAGCCTTGCAATAGCTGCAAATGCTCGACAGACAGCTTATGGTACGGGTGCGCAAAACTGGGTCTATCGTGGAACGGCTCGTTGTTCAAACTATGAGCAAACCAACGGAAACCACATTTGGCGATATGCTGCATCAGGAACAGCAGGCAATGCGGTTACCTTTACCACAGGCATGACCCTAAGCAACGCAGGCGCTCTGTCTGTTAACGGCACAATAGACGGCACAATTTTCCGTGATGTTTCTAACACAGCATTTTACCTAGACCCTGCTGAAACAGGCATTTCCCTAAATGTGGCAGGTCGGGCAGTAATAGGCGCAGGCTCAACCGTTGACGGAATTGTCATTGGCTATCGAGATGTTCCTGTTGCAACGCAAAATGCCACATATACCTTTGCCTTGACTGACGCAGGTAAGTCTGTTGGTAAGGACAATGCAACTGCATATACCTATACAATCCCTGCAAACGCATCTGTGGCTTTCCCTATTGGGACTGTAATTACCGTATTTAACAACAATGCAACTAACAACATTACCATTGCGATTACCACCGACACACTTCGCCTAGCAGGTACGACTTCGACAGGTAGCAGAACAGTAGCACCGTTTGGACTGTGTACCTTGTTCAAGGTATCTTCAACCGTTTGGATGGCATCGGGTTCAGGTGTTAGCTAATGAGTGGTGGACTTCAAATGCTGATGTCGCGTGGGAATCCAACGGCAGGAAACCTTGACTACGCTGAATTTTCTGCAACTGACATCATAACTGGCGGTACGGCTGAGGCATATGCTGAGTTTTATACAGATGGAAGCGCAGCCCTATTTGGAAGTAGTGGCACTTCGCCTACTACCCCTAGATGGTGGACTATATCACCGCCTTCCACCTGGATGAGCTACACTTCCACAGGACTAGGAACGATTACTGGTGGTCTTGTCGCAGGGACTCGATACCAGTTAAATGCTACTAGAAAACTAGGGAATCAGCGCACAACACTTGGGGTTTCAACCAGGGTGTTTACCATTACATTCTTTGATGCTGCAACTGGTGGTAATACACTAGGAACAAAAGTATTTACCGCAAGCGCAGAACGAGCATAGGATTAGACATGGCACTAACTTACGAGTGGAAGGTATTGGGACTTAAGAAGGTAAGCACCGAGCTTGCTAATGATGTAATTATTGGTGTGAGCTGGACTGTTACTGGTACTGATGAGGATGGCAATTCAGGTACATTTGATGGCACGACCCCCTTTAAGCCGCAGGATGTGGACTTGGCTAATTTTGTGCCGTATGCCGAGCTTGACCATGATACTGTGATTGGGTGGATTCAAGCCGAAGTGGTCGGTGACTACAAAATCCATGTTGACCAGGAGATTCAACGGCAGATTGACAGCGCAAAGAGCCTGATTGTTGATGTTCATTCCAGTCAATTCCCGTGGGTTCAGGCCGAGTAAGGGGCTGAGATGATTGGTGGTGACCGACCAATAGTTAAGCAGGTAATGAAGGGCGACAACTTCAAGCTAGTGTATGTTTTCAAGGACACACCAGTAAGGGTTGATTGGCGAAGTGAAAAGGCCTTCTGTGTGCTGAAGAACAATGTGGTCAATGGCCGTGAGGCTAGTATCTCCGGCTACTGCGAAACAGACTTCCCATGCCTGGTGACGGGTACTGCTTATATGCCCAACGGCAACATAGATAGTGTAAACTATGTTATACAAGCCAAGTTTGCCGATGACCGTCAACGGACACAGCTACTCTTGGCAACCGAAGGGATTAACGAATACAACCTATTATGTGAGGATGGTCAGCCATTAGCCTATGAAAACCGTTATACTAACTGAAGAACAATCTGTCCGACCATTCGCAATGGAAATGATTGTAGGCGAACAACTGCCCGTTACCGTGCTGCTCAAGTACCCCCCTGATTCCGCAGACTGGGTAGCATCTGATGGCCTGACCATCGTGAACACCAGTATTATTGGCCGTGAGGTGTCTTGCTTGGTTAAGGCGAATGAGCCTGCGATGAACACCTATTCCGTAAATGCCTACACCGAGCTTGTGTGTACCACCTACACGACTGCCCACAGCGACCCCCACCATGCCGAGAGCTATCAGCGCAAGTTTATCGTTAACATCAAGGTAAACAGCGATGTGAACCCGTAAGAGGGATGTATGGAAATACAGGACTTTGAACCAGTAAACGACCCGAAATGCCCACCCCGACCCCGACCGCAACTGCTTCGGGACATCACGGGGCTTTGCCGTCTGCACTCTGAGGAAGCCTTTAAGAGTTTGGTCACCCTGATGCGTAAGTCTGAGGATGAGAACATACGGCTAAAAGCCGCAGAATCCATTCTTAACCGAGCCTATGGTAAGCCAAGCCAGTCTGTCCTGGTCGGTGAGATGGATGAAACCGTTAAGAAGGTGCTGCAAATCGAGTTCGTGAATGGCAACGACAATAATTCCGCTTAAACTGCCACAAAAGGTAGAGTTCCTGTTCAAGCCCATGCGGTATAAGTGCCTTTTTGGTGGGCGAGGTTCAGGCAAATCTCACAGCCTATCTAAGGCCTTACTGGTCAAGGGTAGCAATGAAACCCTGCGAATCCTATGTGGTCGTGAGGTACAAAACAGCATCAAGGACTCCGTACACCGCCTTCTGTGCGACCAAATCGACCTGCTTGGTATGCGTGATTTCTACACCATTACCGAGAATGAAATCCGAGGCCAAAACGGTACGCTGTTTAGCTTCGTGGGCTTCCACCACAATAGCGTGGCAAACCTAAAGAGTTACGAGGGCTATGACATCCTATGGGTTGAGGAAGCTCAGAGCTGCTCAGAGAAGTCCTGGAAGATAATGCTGCCCACCATCCGTAAGCCCAACAGCGAGATATGGATTAGCTTTAACCCTGACTTAGAGGATGACCCGACCTACCAACGGTTTGTCATTAACAAGCCCGACAACTGCATTTCGGTGGAGATGAATTACTGTGATAACCCCTTTTTCCCTAGTGTGTTAGAGGATGAAAGGAAATACACACAGGAAAACTTCCCTAATGATTATGAAAATGTTTGGCTAGGAAAGCCCAGGTCGCTTGCCGAGGGTGCTGTTTTTGGTAAGGAAATCCAAAAGGCCTACGAGGAAGCTCGCATCGGGACATTCGATTACGACAGCACACAGCCCGTTTTCACGGCATTTGACATCGGGGTTCGGGATAGCACATCCGTTTGGTTTGGGCAGCGTATAGGCTCACGGTGGCGCATGATTGACTACTTTGAGGGTACAGATGAAGGCGCACCCTTCTATGTGAAGATGCTCAAGGAAAAGTCCTACATCTACGGCGGTCACTTCACCCCCCATGACTCAAGGCACAGGGAGTTCGCTACTGGACTCAGCCCTGACGATGTGTTCCGCAATCACGGCATTACCCCGTCTGAAACCCCCAATATGCCCATCGAGGACAGAATCCATGCAGGCAAGCTGTTCATTGCCCAATGCGAGTTTGACGCGACCAGGTGCAAGGATGGCCTAAATGCCCTGAAGAATTGGCGGTGGGATGTGAATAACCGTACACAGATGCGTAGGCAAACCCCCCTGCACAACTGGGCTTCCCACGGCTCAGATGCCTATACATACTTTGCCGTAAGTAGTAAGCTGATGCACACATTTGCCCCCGTGTATGATTTTAGCAACATAGAATCCGAGTTCGCATGACAAGCCAAGCCGACATTGATGCCCTGCGTCTGACTGCCGACATTAAGCGCGGTAGGTTGAATGGCTGTCCTGTGGTGGTCAGGATATCGAGCATTGATAGCCAGGCATACATATGGTTGCCACAGAAGGTGGTTGAAGATGCGTATGGTAATGTCAGCTACGAAAATGATATTCTTTCGGCTAAAGACGCCCTTTCTCGCGGTATGCACTTTGAGGTTTTCAAATGATTAAGAAAGACGATAAGTTTCTGTCGGATATGCGTAAACGCTATGAGCTTGCGCTAGAGGCCAACAGCGACAACCGTAACCGTGCCATTGATGATGTGCGATTCGTAACCATTCAGGGCGAACAATGGGATGACTACCAAAAGCGCAAACGCAAGACGCGACCCTGTTATGAGTTCAACCGACTTCGGCAGCACATTCGCCAGGTTACCGGCGACCAACGGCAGAACCGCCCGTCTATCAAACTTCGTGCTACCGAGGAAAACGACCAAGACCTTGCCGAGATTATGCAGGGGTTGATTCGAAACATCGAATCGGTCAGCAATGCTGAGAAGGCCTATGACACCGCATTTGAGTGGGCGGTAACTGGTGGCTTTGGTGTGTGGCGACTGACCACCGAATATAGCTCTGATGACACCTTCGACCAGGACATCCGCATCGTTGAGGTGACTAACCCGTTCCGAGTTTACTTCGACCCTGCTGCCCAAGAGTTTGACCGGCGCGATGCCAACTATGCTTTCGTGGTGACCTACATCCCGAAGGATGACTTTGAGCAGAAGTTCCCCAAAGATGAGATGTCGGACTTTGAGGGCGCAAACTACGACCAAGACCATTGGATTGATGACGATACCGTAACGGTTGCTGAGTATTGGTACAAGGACTACAAGAAGAAAACCCTTGTGCTTCTGTCCAACGGGGTTACCCAGTTCAAGGATGAGATTGAGAACCTTGATGCTTTCCTGGCTAACGGCATCACCATCATCCGCGAGCGCGAAGTAGAGATTCAGCAAGTCAAGATGTGTCTGGTGACTGGCGCAGGTGTGATTCAGGAAGCGGAGTGGGCAGGTAAATACATCCCGATTGTGCCGGTCTACGGCGATGTGATTGATATTGACGGTGAGTTCCATTACTCCGGCATGGTTCGATTCGGTAAGGATGCACAGCGCGTCTATAACTACCACCGCACCACCATGATTGAAACCATTGCCAACGCACCGAAAGTCCCGTACCTGGTTACCCCTGAGCAAATCAAGGGCTTTGAGAGCCTGTGGAAAGCAGCCAACAGCGAGAATATGCCGTTCCTGCCGTATAATCCTGACCCCCGTGCAGGTGGTATGCCACAGCGTTCTGGTGGTGTGGATGTTCCGGCTGCCCTGATTACCGCAAGCCAGTACGATGCCGAGGACTTGAAAGCTGTCACAGGCCAGTTCGATGCGTCTATGGGTGCAGGCGGCAATGAAACGAGTGGTCGTGCCATTCTTGCTAGACAGCGCGAGGGCGACACCGCGACCTTTAGCTACATTGATAACCTGAGCCGAGCCATCAAGTTCACGGGTGAAATCCTGGTTGACCTGATTCCCAAGATTTACGATACCGAGCGCATTATTCGTGTGCTTGGTGTTGACGGTGGCGAGAAGTGGGTTGCTCTGAACAAGGCTGTGATTGACCCTGCGACTGGTCAACTGGTTATCGAGAACGACCTGACGGTTGGCAAGTACGATGTGACCGTGACTGTTGGCGCGTCTTACAACACACAGCGACAGGAAGCTGCCGAGGCTATGTTGCAGATGATGAATAACCCTGCCCTTGCCCCTGTGGTTGCTGACCTGTTGGCTAAGAACCTGGACATCCCGAACAGCGATGAGCTTGAGAAGCGATTGCGTAAGATTGGTATCAAGGCCGGTGTGATTACCCCGACTGAGGATGACCTGAAGCAAGGTGGCGATGACATCGTTATGCTGCTTGAGGAACAGAAGAATCAGGAAATCCAAGCCCTGACCATGCAGGCCGAGCAGATAACCGCCCAACTTTCCGCACAACTTGCTGAGGTTAAGGCTAAGGCTGACAAACTGGCTGTGGTTGTTGAGCAGACCAAACTGGACAAAGAGAACGACCAGGCTCGTATCTTGCTTGAGCGCGAGAAGCTGCGTCTTGAGATTTACAACGCTGAAACAGACCGCATGAAGCTCGACCTAGACAACAAGCGCATTGAGATGGATGCCGACATCAAACAGCAGCAGATTGCCCTGAATGAACAGCAGTTCCGTGGTGAGATGGCTCTTGAGATAGCAGGCAAGATGTCGGGCGACAACATCCAGGTGAACACCACAGATAGCGAACAACAGTTAAACGAATTGGGCAGGTATGACTGATGGACAACTTTACCGCCCGTGACATTGGACAGATTGAGGCTAAGGTGGATAACCTTGACGACAAGATTGAGAAACTTGAAAAGCATATGCACAGCCGAATCAAGACACTTGAAAACAAAATCGATGACCTGTCCAAGTTCATGACCAGTATCAATGTGGGGATTCAAATCATCATTTGGATTGGCGGTGCTGCCCTGACGGTTATTAGTATTATGACTAAGTTCTTTGGCCTGATGAAATGAAAGCCATGAAGGGATGGAAGACGATTGTCTTCAATGTTGCTGCGATTGCGGTAATCCAATGGGGCGATGTCGAAACTGTGGTCTATGGCTTTGACTGGCTCGATGACAAGACTGCGGTTCAGATTCTCCTGGTGACCAATGTGTTCCTGCGCCTGATTACCACCACGGCTGTATGGGATATGTGGAAGGATAAGGAAGATGCCAAAAAGTAAGCCACGCAAGACCGATAGTAGTATTGATATCCATAATACCGTTTCGTGGATTTTGCGTATTACGGTTATTACATTGTCGATGATTATGCTGACTGTAATCTTGACGCTTATGTACGGCTTGTTCATAAAAGATGTAGATAACACCGAAATCTTTTCAATAATCGGGCCTGCTTTCAATACTATTGTTGGTGCATTTGTGGGTCTGCTTGGTGGTTTAAGTATCAATGCTAATGCGTATGATAAAGAGGATGACAAGGAATGAGCCTGGCAAGTCTACAAGCTAAGATTGGGGTAACGGCAGACGGGGTGTTCGGCAAAGGTACGCTGAAGGCTGCGATGGCCTATTACAAGCTGAACCCAGTTCAGGCTGCTCACTTCTTTGCCCAGACTTCCCATGAATCCGGCAACTTCAAGGCCTTCTCTGAGAACCTGAATTACTCTGAGGATGGACTGCTTCGTGTGTTCCCGAAATACTTTGATGCTGTTAAGGCAAGGCAGTATTCACGGCAACCTGAGCGCATTGCTAACCGTGTGTACGCTAACCGCATGGGCAACGGCGATGAGGCAAGTGGTGACGGTTGGCGGTACAAAGGCCGAGGGGCTTTACAGCTTACGGGCAAGGCTAACTACAAGGACTTTGCTGACTGGCTTGGCAAGTCTATTGACCCAAACAATGTGGCTGACGAGTATGCCTTTGACTCAGCCAAATACTTCTTTGACAAGAACAAGCTGTGGTCGGTCTGTGAAAAGGGTGTAGACGATGCAACCATCCTTGCATTGACCAGGCGAATCAATGGCGGTACTCACGGGTTTGATGACCGTAAGGCCAAGACTAAACTTTACTATGGGTGGCTGACCGAATGATTCCGATGCTGACTGCCTGGTCGATTATCAAGGACAACTGGAAGATTGCGGTAGTGGCTGTCTTGCTGACCGTGGTGTTTGCCCATGCCTTCTTGGGCTATCGTAAGGTGGCTCGATTGAAGGAACAGGTGGCGGTCTACGAGGCTGCGATTAACGAATACCGGCGGTTGGGTGATGAACAGGCTAAGAAAGCGGTAGAGCAGGTTAAGGTGGTCGAGAAGCTCGTCTATGTCGAGGACAAGAAAAGGAAGGAAGCTGATGAACAGATTAGGGTTATTTACAGGGACAATGCAGAGGCGCGTGATTGGGCTTCTACCCCTGTTCCTGGTGCTGTCGTTGACCGCCTGCGCGACTACTGAAGTCAAGGTAGTCCACAAGCCCCTGCCTGCCGACCTTGTTGGTGTGCGTGATGTATGCACATTGACCGATGCCGACCCCCTATTAAACGCTGACCTTGTTGTTGCATACTTGGATTGTGCCAGTAAGCTGAAGAAGGCTAATATGCGGTTTGATGCAATTCAGGAAATCACGGGGAAAGAGTAATGGCTAACTGGCTGCAAACTGTCAATCGGAACATGGGTGGCGAGAGGGGTGTAAACTTCGCTAAGGCCGGTGTTTCCTTAGCTACTGGAAATCCATTGGGTGCTGTCTACTACGGCATCAAAGGAATAAACACCCCGACTCAACAGGGTTGGGGTAGCGCAATCAGCAAGACTCCATACAATCAGCCCGTTGGTGTCCAAGACTTCAGCAATCAAATCCCGTCATTGGCTTCAGGGCTGTTTACCCCGTCTATCCCGAAAGGCGACTACGGCACGACTGCCCAGGATGTCAGCAACACCTTCAGCGCACCTATGGGTTCAGGCCTTCAGATGGGTCAAGAGCAAGCGCAACAGGAAGCACCGCAACCTGAAGCACCCCGAATCACCCCGACCAAGATGCCGATGCCTAGCGACATGGACTACCTGATGGGGCAGCTTGACCCTAGCGGTATGAGTGGATACCAAAGCCGAGCTATGCCTAACTACCAAGACCCGATGACTTCCAACAGGGGTTACTTTGACATGAACAAAGCCGGTACTGTTGGCGGCAAATACATTGAGGGCGCAGGTTGGATGACCGATGCTGCAAAGGCCTTTGGTCTGAAGCCTGAAGATTTAGAGTTTCAAGCCATGATGAACCAACGCATTGCAGGGATGTATGCCTAAGACGCAGACCAAACGCGGAATGTCACCAAGAGAGCTTGATGCTCTCAGGAAGCAGTTTATTGCCGAACAGAAGCAGATAGACTCCGCATCCAAGTGGCAACTTGCCAATGACATTGCTTCTGGCATCAACGACATTGTGGGTCGTGGTGTCATAGCCCCTATTCTTGGTATGCCTGGTGACATCAATCAGGCCATTTATGACGCAGGTGCTTGGGTCAACAACAAGATTAAGGATGTTGAGGTTGCGACTGGCATGGTCAAACAGCCTAAATATGTGCAGCCTTCCCAGGGCAATGCTTACTTAGGCTCTGAGGACATCGGAAACAGGATGCAACAGGCAGGTCTTGTATCGTCTGAGCGCAGACCAATGACCGAGTTAGCTGCAAGTTTTGTCAGCCCTAGTGCTGTTGCAAAGACCGCTATCAACGCACCTAAGACCGCCATGAATATGCTACGGATGGCTGAGAACCTAGAAGCCCCTTCCCGTGGTGTGCGTAATGCACAAGGTATGTATATCCCCCGTGGTCAGATGGGCGCGATTGATGTGTATCATGGAAGCCCTAATGAGTTTGACCAGTTTAGAGCTATGGACAAAATAGGAAGCGGTCAAGGTGGGCAGTCTTTTGGTGTTGGCGGTTATCATGCTTCGAATAAAGGCGTAGCTTCTGAGCCACAATATACAGGCCAAAGCGGATATGTTTACAAAAACCAACTTCGTTGGCCTGATGCTGCTCGTGAGGCTAAAGACCCATTAGATACAAAGCATTTTATAGATTGGGATAAGCCATTTGATGAGCAATCAGACTATGTTAAGTCTGTTATTTCAAACTTAAATGAAGATGACTGGTATCGTGTTCTTGAAAATTTAGGCGAAGATGGCGACTGGAGTACGGGTCGAAATATCTATGACATGGCAAGACTTCAGTTTGACACTAAAGCAGAAGCAAGCAAAAAACTTTATGAGGCAGGAATTGCAGGAAATGTATTCAACGATGCGGATACCATTAATCGGTTAGGAACGAACACCCCGAATTATGTAACCTTTAGCGATGAGCTTGTAGATGTCGTTGAACGAAACGGTAAGCCAATTAGAAAGGCAGAAGCACCGCAGGCTAAAGCATTGCGCGAGGCTCAGATTAACGCTGCTAAACCAGTAAGTGAGGGCGGTCTTGGCCTGCGACCTGACAACACCCCTGAAGAACGGGCTATGGCGATGGGGTTTGATGTTAATAATCAACTATACCACGGCACACGAAGTAATGTTTCAGAGTTTGTTTCAGGGGATGGCGCACATGGGCGCGGTGTTTATATGACGGGCATCCCTGAAAGGACAAAGCAGTATTGGGGTGGTTTTGGTGATTATAGTGGTGGAAATATCATGCCTTTATACACTAGCGCACAAAATCCAGGTCAGCTTGAAAATGTATTTAGAGTATCGCCTAGCGATATTGAAAGCCAAGATAGGTATGTGGCCTTACAGCAGCGCATGATTCGTGACGGCTATGACTCCGCAATCCGTGATTTAGGCGACCAAAACTGGGAAACCCTTGTATTTGACCCCCGAAACATCCGTTCCCGATTCGCTGCTTTTGACCCTATGCGCCGTGATTCTAGCGACATAATGGCAGGTATTGCCCTGCCCGTAGTAGCTGCCCCCGTTGTTTCCGAATCTGATAAAAAGAAACGGAAAGACAAAAAGAAATAACACACAAAGGTGATTTATGAACGAAAAGATGATGCAAATGATTGAGATGATGCTGACCAAGCACAAGGCCATGAAGCACGGTGGCAAGCCTGGTAAATACGGCAAGGAAGCCGAGGATATGGAAGAAGGCGACATGGAAGAAGGCTACGAGGAAGAGGGCTACGGCGAGGAAGGCGAGGATGAAACCGAGGTTACCATCAAGTTTTGTGGCAAGGATGCCATGAAGAAAGCCCATGACCTGCTGATGGCAAGCTATAAGAAGTAATGTGCTAAATACTGCATATATTGACTATCAGTAATATGTAGGGCAAAACACAAACACCTACCAATGGGTTTCATTGGGCGAAAATCTTAGGAATTCCTATGCAAATTGAAAATGACTCCGTGTTAGATAACACCGCATCATCCGAAGCTGACGCACAAGCTGAAGCAGAACAGGCAGAATCGGAAACTGTCGAAGCTGAAGATGACTCTGACTCCGATGAGGGCGAGGATGCCCCCAAAAAGAGTAAGAAGATTCAGAAGCGCATTGATGAAATCACTAAAGCAAGGCGAGAAGCAGAACGAGAACGCGACTTTTGGCGACTCCAAGCTGAACAACGGGCTGCGGCAGAACCCCAACAATCTGTTGGACAGAAGCCTACCCTTGAGCAGTTTGACTACGACCAAGAGCAGTATCTTGAAGCCCTGGCTGACTATAAGCTGCAAAGCAAACTGGCAGAGAAAGAAGCCCAGTCACGCACACAGCAAGTAAATCAGCACGAGTTTCAAGAGGTTCAGCAGTTTAAGCAGCGCGAGTATGAGGTTATGTCGGAGTTTCCCGACTATCAGCAGAAAGTGTATGCAAATGATGTCCCTATCACCGATACGATGGCAAAAGCCATTCGCGTAGATGAAAACGGTGCAAGGGTCGCATACTTCTTAGCCACCTATAAGGACATTGCTTATCGTGTTGCCAACCTTTCCCCAAGAGAACAATTCCTGGCGATTGGCGACATTAGTGAGAAAATCAACCAGGCAACAAGTGCATCTGCTGCCGGCAAGGTATCAAATGCCCCTAATCCTGTTCCATCTGTTTCATCCCGTGGTGCAACTGCTAAGTCACCCGACAAGATGTCAATGGATGAATGGATGAAGTGGCGAAGCAAACAACTATCTAAACGCTAATCAACTTCAATTTTCAAAGGAATAAGTAATGAGCAATACCATTCTCACCCCTGATATGATTACTAAGGAAGCCCTGCGCATCCTTCAC